AAAATGTACTGCACATGACAGAAGAGGAAATTAGCGAAATAGATTCTGAAATAGAAGCAGAACGTCAGGAAATGGATGATGAGGGTGGTTTAGGTGGTCCAGTAAATTATGATAGAGGTAATGAAGAGCCTCAAGACGATCAGGATCAACAAGAAGTGTTTGTACCTCAGCCTAACATGAGTGATGAGGAAAAGAAGTTAGTTGAAAGCATGACTAGATTTATGGACTCCATGGCTTCAGAGAGCTTCGAGGAAGAAGATGAATGATGTTGAACAAGCAAAAGTTCTAGCTGCTCTTTTAGGTGTACTTCAAAAACAAAACACCAAGCTGAAGAAGCAGCTAACAGAAGAACTTCTTAAAGAACTGGATAGCTCTGTTCAAGCCGCCATGCTCGAAGGACCGCAGGGCGAGAAGGGAGAAACAGGCCTTACTGGTGAAAAAGGAGATCAAGGCCTACAAGGTATACAAGGTGAAAGAGGTCTAATAGGTGAACAAGGCCCTCAAGGTATACAGGGTTTACAAGGAATACAAGGCGAAACTGGTGAACAGGGACCTCAAGGTGAAATAGGTCCACGAGGACCAGAAGGTCCTAAAGGTTTGGTTGGACCAATAGGTAAACAGGGTCCACAAGGAACACAGGGAGAGAGAGGTCTTTTAGGTGAGCAAGGTGAACCTGGCCCACAAGGACCTCAGGGTGAAGTTGGACCACAAGGATTAACTGGACCAGCCGGGCCTAAGGGTGAAGTAGGAGAAACTGGTGCACCTGGTCTGCAGGGACCTAAAGGTGAACAAGGACCAATAGGTCTTAGAGGTGAACCAGGAGTAAGAGGAGAGAAAGGTGATCAAGGACCAGAAGGCCCGGCTGGTCCTAAAGGTGAGACTGGCGACACTCCTGATTTGAAACCTATTGTTGATGATGTTGAATTATTCAAAGCACAGGTAAGACATAAATTAAGTGCAGCTTCAGGAGGTGGATCCTCTGGAGGTGGAGAAGTTAGATTAGAGTTCTTGGATGATGTTGATAGAGATTCAGTAAAGGTAAATGATAAGTTTCTTAAATTTAATTCTTCAACCGGAAAATTTGTTGGTGCAACTGTAGATACCAGTGCAAATGTTGATTTAACTTCAGTAACTACAAGTATAGTACCAAGTTCAAATAATACGTTAAATTTAGGATCAAATGAAAAAAGATGGAAGGAGTTGTTCCTTTCTGGTAATACTATCAATCTTGGTGGAGCAACTATATCATCGGATGGAACAGGAACAATTTCTATATCGGGAGCAGGAGCAGTACTGCCACAAGGATCCAAAGTTGAAGGTCCAGGAACTGCTCCAGCAAAGACTTTGGCAACACTTGGAGATGATGGAGTTGTAGAAACTTTAGTACCCTTATTTACTCAATCATCAGGATTATCTTCACCAGCTACTACTTTTGTTATGAGAGCTGATACAACAACTACTGTGTTTACTGGATTCACCCTAAATAATGGACGGAGTCTTGCAAGATCAAAAACTACTTTGTTCTTTTTCTAGGAAAATAAATGTCTGCTAAAATACCAATTCGTACAGTATTTGATTCTTCAAACAACGCTACCGGTTTAGCTGAATTTCAAAGTGGTGAGTTTGTTAGTATCTCTCATGGCGGTACTGGATTAACTACTGTTGGCTCAGCAGGTAAAGTTTTACAATCCAACGGTACTGCTTTAGTTTTTGGTGACAAAGCTGATACGACTACTTTTGTAACAAAAGCTGATGCTGTGGCCTCTAATAATGCTGTTCTAGCTTTAGTTAACACAAAAGTAGAAAAAGCAGATGCAGTAGCATCAAACAACGCTATAAAGTCTTTGATTAATGGAAAGCTGATTTCTAATGCTGAAGTAACTATATCAGGAGATGCAACAGGTAGCGGAGTTTTTAATAGTGGCGGAGTAACAGTATCTGTTGATATTTCAAGTACAGGTACTGCAACTGGTAGTTTTGGAACATCCTCTCAAATACCAGTTATTACTGTAGCAGCTGACGGCCGGGTTACAAGTATATCTAATACAGCAGTTGCTGGTGTATCGTCTGTTTCTTACAATACATCCAACTCATTATTTACTATAAATACACAGGACGGTAGTGCTAAATCTACTAATATAACACTTCAGCCGTTTGATACAGACGATTTAAGTGAAGGATCTACTAATCAGTATCATACTACAGCTAGAGCACGCGCATCAGTATCAGGTGGTACTGGTATAACCTATAACAGTACAACTGGTGTAATTTCACAATCAACTACTATAGATTTTGGTTTAATAGATGGAGCAGTAGGAGCTAATACTGAAGATTACGGGAGTATAGCATAATGGCAACACAGGTTCAATTTAGAAGAGGTACTACAACTCAGCACAACAGTTTTACAGGTGCTGTTGCTGAGGTTACTGTAGATACTGATAAAGAAACTGTTGTTGTTCACGATGGTTCAACTGCTGGCGGTCATCCTCTAGCAACGGAAGCCTCAGTTAATACTAAAGTTTCAAAAGCTGAGTCAGTAACTTCTAATAACGCTATTAAAGCATTAATTAATACTAAAGTTGAAAAGGCAGATGCTGTAACCTCTAACAATGCTATAAAAGGATTGATTGATAAAAAGATTGCTGTTGCCAATGCTACTTCGACCTTTGCACCAAAAGTATCTCCAGCACTTACTGGAACACCTACTGCCCCAACTGCTGCTAATACAACTAACAGTACTCAAATAGCTACTACAGCTTTTGTTAAAAATAACTTAACCAATTTAGTTGACTCTGCTCCTGGTGCTCTCGATACTCTTAACGAACTTGCAGCTGCACTTGGAGATGATGCAAATTTTAGTACTACTGTAACTAATTTAATAGGAACCAAATTAGGTACTGCCAATGCAGCGGCCTTATATGTAACTAAAACTGATGCGGTGGCTTCTAATAACGCTGTGCTAGCTATTGTAAACACTAAGGTTTCCAAAGCTGAGTCCGTAGCTTCTAATAATGCTGTGCTAGCTATTGTAAACACTAAGGTTTCCAAAGCTGAGTCCGTAGCTTCTAATAATGCTATTAAAGGATTAATCGATAATAGGTTGCAGATTGCTAATGCAATACTAACTGTTGCTGCAGACTCTGGATCTAATGATCCAGTTACTCTCGTTTCTGATACCCTGACCTTTGAAGGTACAGCTAACGAAATTGTTACTACTGTATCTAATAACAAGATCAATATCGCACAACCTGTAAACGTAACTATTGGAAACAATCTCACTGTATCTGCTAATGTAGTTGCAACTGGTACAATATCAGCAGCTGATTTCAATTCAACTTCTGATCAAAGACTAAAAGAAAATATACAAGATTCGGGACAGTCAGGTGAAATTTTAGATCAGATTCAGGTTCGTCAATTCGATTGGATAGAATCAGGTCAACACCAACAGTTTGGATTTGTTGCGCAAGAATTGGTAGACGTGTATCCCGATGCTGTAGCACAAGGATCCAATCCAGAAGATATCTGGCGTATTAATTATAATCTGATAATTCCATTACTTGTAAAAGAGATTCAACAACTTAAAGAACGTATAAGTCAACTTGAAGATAGTTAAATCTTTATAGTTATAAATAGTATCAATTAAGGAGTATATTATGGCTGAGTCCAAGGACGCAATTGGTCAACTTGCGGCTAAACAATATGACCAATTTAGTTCTACTGTGAGTGATCTTCTTATGGATCGCCTTAGAGCTAGGATTGATAACGAAAAATATTCAGTAAGTCAGTCTATCTTTGCTGATGAAACTGAAGCCGAGGAAGATAACGAAGACCAGGTTGATGTTGAACCTGAGCTCGACGAATTAGAACAACCAGAGGAGACTTCTGATGAAGAAGTTTAAGGACCTGTTTGAAGATAGTCCAGCACAGGATTATCAGCCAAACAAGGAAGGGGAAGACGACGAGACTAAAACTTATAAACCTCGGTCGAAAGGCGAAGAGGACTTTGCCAACATGCATATGGTAACTAAAACTGGTCACCCTGTAGCATTAGATCATCAGTTTACAGGTAAAATAGAAGGTAACCCTGATGATCATGTAGGTGGTAAGAAGCATGCTGAAGGTGAAGATAATCCTGTTATGCAGGGTAGCTCAAAAATTAAAGAGAGCTTTAAGTCACTTCGAGCTTCACTTCAAACAGAATCTAATGAATCGCTGGACGAAGGGGTCGTCGATACTTTAAAAAAGATTAAAAGCCGTAAGCAAGCAATGCCAGTAAAGTTTAAGAATAACAAAACTTTAAAGGTTGATTTGTTTACGGCTAATCAACTGCTTTCAGTACACGATGCTTTGAAGCCTGCAAACGCTAAAAAGTTCAGAGATAGTTTAGAAAAAGGTGAATCGTCGTTTATGACAATGGTCGATTTCGCCATGCAGAACGCATAAGGATAATAAAAATGATATTTAAAGTTTTAGGAGCTTCTGCTAGTCTAGGTGTTGCGAACAACATGGGACTTTCTACTTTGGTTCGAGTGGTAAATACTGATAGTCAAGAAAGAACAGTCACTATAGCTAACACTGTTTCCAAAGTTAACAACGGTGGAGATGCTGGTACTTTTGTTTTGGAATCCTTGGACACAGCATACTTGGCCAAAAAACCTACCGATACAATAGTAGCTGTTGCCGCTGTTAAAGCTACTGCTATTTCGAGGACTTCGTAACATGAAACTCATTACAGAAATTACAGAAACTGTTGAGTATCTGTCAGAAGCTAAAGAAGACGGTGGAAAGGATTATTTTATAAAAGGTCCTTTCATGCAAGCTAATATTAAGAACCGAAATGGTAGAGTATATCCTGTTGAAGTTCTTGATAAGGAAGTTAACAGATACGTCACGGAGAACGTACAGAAGAATAGAGCGTATGGTGAACTTGGACATCCAACTAGTCCTACGATTAACTTAGATCGAGTTAGCCATATGATCAAAGAGCTTACTAGAGACGGTGATAACTTTATCGGTAAGGCAAAGATTATGACAGAGACTCCTATGGGTCAAATAGTGAAAAATTTAATGGATGAAGGTGCTAGCTTAGGTGTTTCGTCTCGAGGAATGGGATCACTTAAAAATAAAAACGGTGCTGCAGAAGTTCAGAATGATTTCTATCTTGCTACTGCTGCAGACATCGTTGCCGATCCTTCTGCACCTGACGCATTTGTAGAAGGAATCATGGAAGGTAAAGAATGGGTGTGGGACAACGGAGTGATCCGCGAAGCTACCATCAATGATTACAAAGAAGAAATTGAAGAAGCTCCTGCAAAGGATCTTACAGAGGCCAAACTCAAGGTGTGGTCTGATTTTCTGTCAAGGCTTTAATTTCGTAGATTTATAAATAACATTAGACCACTCAAAGGAGTTAAATAAAATGTCTGAACAAGATATTCAAGAAGTGGAGCTTCAGGAGACTGAGATGCAAGTCGAAGAAGAGCAACTGGATGAGTTTAAAGCATCCATGGGCGATCCTTCAGAAGTGCCTGAGCCCACAGCTGCAAAGGCTAAGCCACGTGCGGGCGACAAGAAGGTAGAGGACGATCCTCAGGATTCTCCTACTGCCGTCAAGGTACCGGGTACCAAGGCAGGCATGATTAATGCCATGATGATGAAGATGAATGATATGCCTACTAAGCAGCTCAAGGCTACTTATGGCAATATGATGTCCGCCATGCATATGGAAGAGACTGAAGCAGCCGAAGATGCTATCGAAGAAGTTCACAGTGTTCGTGACCTTCCTAAAGTAACCGCAGAAGATGTTACTGTAACCGAAGATGTACAAGCTATGTTTGAAGGTTCAGAAGATCTTACTGAAGAATTCAAAGAGAAAGCTACTACTATTTTTGAAGCAGCTGTTGTAGCTAAGGTAAATGAGCAGCTTGAGAAGATCTCAACGAACTTCGAAGCTGAACTCAAAGAAGAGGTTGAAACTCTTCAAAAAGAAATGACTGACAATCTTGACCAGTATCTCGACTATGTTGTAGAGCAGTGGATGGAAGAGAACCGTCTAGCTGTTGAACAGGGTCTGAAGGCTGAAATGGTCGAGGACTTCTTGAAAGGTCTTAAAGGTCTGTTCGAGGAGCATTATGTAGAAATTCCCGAAGAGAAGGTTGATGTTGTAGAAGAGCTTGCAAGCAAGACTGATGAATTGGAGTCTAAGCTGAATGAGCAAATCGAAAAGAATGTTGAGCTTCACAATGTTGTTGAGCAGTATAAGCGGGATCAGCTGATTGAGTCTGTAAGCAATGGCCTTACGGATACTCAAAAAGCTAAATTTGAGACCTTAGCTGAAGGAATTGATTTTAGCGATGAAGAGACTTTCGTTAGTAAACTTGATGTTATTAAGGAAAGTTATTTTGGCAGCAATGAAGATGTAACTTCATCATATGAGTTGGACGACGATGAGCCACTTGCAGAAGAGACAGCTGATAAGCCTGTCGATCCTGAAATGGCCACATACGTAAATGCCATTTCTAGGTCCATAAAGAAGTAATATTATAAATAACTTTAGATAGATTAGAGGAGACTATCATGTTATCTGAACAACTTATCGAGAAGTGGCAGCCAGTACTCGATCACGGTGATCTTGGCGAGATCAAGGATACTCATCGTCGTGCTGTAACTGCTCAACTTCTGGAAAACCAAGAACGATCAGCACGTGAAGGTGCTATGGGTTCTGGCGGATATCAAATGCCTTCGCTGTTGGGGGAAGCATCTCCCACTAACGCAATGGGTGCTTCAAGCTCCACTGCTGCAGCAGGCAACATTGATATTTTTGATCCAGTACTTATTTCACTGGTACGTCGATCAATGCCCAACCTGATTGCTTATGACATCTGTGGCGTACAGCCGATGACTGGTCCTACTGGACTGATCTTCGCAATGCGCGCACGATTCTCTAGCCAATCTGGTACAGAGGCTCTGTATAACGAAGCCGATACTTCATTCGGTGCTTCTGCAGCTGGTAACACAAGTACTAAAGCTGTTATCGATGGTGAAGGCAATGCTGGAACAGGCCAAGCTGGTACTGATCCAACAACTCGCGCAGTAGGTAATACTTACTCCGTAGAAACTGGTATGTCAACTACTGAAGCTGAAGCTTTGGGTGGTGCCGCAGGTGCTAACGCATTCCAAGAGATGGCATTCTCCATTGAGAAGGTTTCCGTAACGGCTGTTTCACGTGCTCTGAAAGCTGAGTACACGATGGAACTTGCTCAGGACCTGAAAGCAATCCACGGCCTCGACGCTGAGACTGAGCTTTCAAACATCCTGTCAGCTGAGATCCTGGCTGAAATCAACCGTGAAGTTGTTCGAACAATCAACTACACTGCTACTGCAGGTGCTCAGCAGAACACAGCTTCAGCTGGTACATTTAACCTTGACGTAGATTCGAACGGTCGATGGTCAGTAGAGCGATTCAAAGGTCTGATTTTCCAGATCGAGCGTGATGCTAACCAGATTGCGAAAGATACTCGTCGCGGTAAGGGTAACGTCCTCATCTGCTCTTCTGATGTAGCTTCTGCTCTTCAGATGGCTGGTGTCCTGGATTACACTCCTGCACTGTCAGCTAACTTGAATGTAGATGACACTGGTAACACCTTTGCTGGTGTACTGAATGGTCGAGTACGGGTATACATCGATCCCTACTTTGCTTCTTCAGCTGGTAACCAGTACTACACGATCGGATACAAAGGTTCAAGTGCCTTTGATGCTGGTATCTTCTACTGCCCATACGTGCCCCTGCAAATGGTCCGCGCGGTAGGCGAGAACACATTCCAGCCTAAGATCGGCTTCAAGACTCGATACGGCATGGTTGCTAATCCGTTTGCTCAAGGCGCTACTGCCGGTAACGGAACAATCAGCTTCAACAACAAGAACGTCTACTACCGACTTGTTGCAGTATCGAACCTGATGTAATAAAAAGACCCGTAAGGGCGATTTTGGGACCCGGCTTTTTAGCCGGGTCTTTTTTTGTCTTGTGGTTAGTAAAAGCATAAATACTAGTGCTTACTTGTAAGCACCATATGTCATGGTTTAAAAGACTACACTCGTTCATTCACAGAGGTACTGTGGACGGAAGTAGACAATTACGTCGAAGGAACGCATCTTTTATTTTAATTTAATAGGAGATGAACAATGACACATCTTACTCTAATTTATAGAGGCATCCGAGTAAATCCATCTAAATCAACTAAAGCCATCAAGCCTGGTTCTTTGATTTATCGTGGAGTATCTTACTCAAACTAATAAGGAGAAATACATGAAAGATTTAACTCTACCTTGGATTGGCAAAGTTGAATGGAAATCACTAGGTCTTGGTGCAGGGTTGATGTTGCTTCTTTGTATTATTCTTTGATCCTGGAAAATAAAGGGGGCCTGCGGGCCCTTTTTTTTGTGAGATAAATAATGTAGGAGGACGATATGCCTACAATAAACCAGCCAGATAATACCAGCTACCTATCACCACTAGGGTTTAGGTTTGTGCTTAATCGTACTCCTAACACCAATTACTTTGTTCAGAATGTAAGATTACCTACCCTCACTCTAGGTCAGTTCGACTTAGAGGATCCTTTTGTTAAGTTGCCAACTCCTGGTACAAAACTTTCGTTTGAACCTCTTGACATTACCTTCTTAGTAGATGAAGATATGTCTAACTACTTGGAGATACATGCTTGGCTAAGAGGATTAGGATTTCCTGAAACATTTGATCAGTATGGTAATTTTATTAGAAACAATCAGACTAGATCTGCTTTGACAGAAGCCTCAGCCGTTTTTAGTGACGGTACTCTCATGGTGCTATCGAATCATCAGAATGGAAATATCAAAGTTATTTTTGAAGATATGTTCCCAATTGCGTTGTCTGATTTGTCATTTGATAGTACGCTTACCGATGTAGAATATCTCAGAGCTACAGTTACGTTTAGGTACAAATTGTATACAATTGAAAAACTTTAATTTATGAAGATAGAACAAGTGATTGAAATGTGGCAGCAAGATGCCAAGATAGATGATGTTGATTTGGATACAGAAGCGTTAAATGTACCAGTACTACATGGCAAGTATCTAAAGTTATACTACGAGCAAAAACTAAGACTCAAAAAGTATAAGATTCAGTACAAGACACTGAACAAGAGATTAAGTGAGTATTATAGAGGTGAACTGAATAATCCTGAAGACCTTGAAACTATTGGACGAGAGCCATGGGAAAAGCATGTGCTCAAGGCTGACGTTCAGCAGTATATTGAAGGAGACCAGGAGATGATCGATCTTGTTACACGTATGGTGTATCAGGAGCAGATAGTTTCGTTATTGGAAGATATTATGAAAAGTATAAACAACAGAGGCTTCCAAATTAAGAATGCTATCGACTGGAGGAAACTTACACACTTCGGCGTATAGAGAATTGTTATTAGTTGAGAAAGTGAATGAGACCTACTTGAAGGTCGATTGCAGTCGAGGAATAGCTCAGGAGCTGAATGAGTTCTTTTCATTCTTTGCGCCTGGGTATAAGTTTATGCCTGCGTTCAAGCGTAGGCAGTGGGATGGACGTATACGTCTATTCAATAGTCGAAACAATGGGTTGTATGTTGGACTGCTTCAGTACTTAAAGACGTTTTGTGATGAGAGAGATTATGATTTAGAGTTTGATTCTAATCTAGAACTTCAAGAAGAGTTTTCATTCCAAGAAGCAGCAGAGTTTGCAAGTGAGATCAACTTACCGTTTGAACCACGTAAGTATCAGCTAGAAGCATTTACCCACTGCATACGAAACAACAGATCAATGATCTTGTCTCCAACTGGATCTGGCAAATCGTTAATCATCTACTTACTGTCAAAATTCTACAACGAGAAAACATTGATAGTAGTGCCAACAGTATCACTAGTTCGTCAGATGTATAGTGACTTTAAGGACTATGGATACAAAGAAGAATGTAAGCTGATAAGCGCTGGAGTCGATAAAGAGGTTATTGACGAAGACATCACCATTACAACCTGGCAGTCAATTTATAAGATGCCAAAGAAATGGTTTGATCAGTTTAACGTAGTGATAGGTGATGAAGCTCACTTATTCAAAGCTAAGTCTCTTACCACCATAATGACACGATTAAGTGATTGTAAGTATCGATTTGGTTTTACGGGTACATTAGATGGAACAGAGACACATAAGTTAGTATTGGAAGGTTTGTTTGGAACTGTTAAGTCATTTGTAAAGACCAAGCAGCTTATTGAAGGTAACACGTTAGCAGATCTCAAGATAAAGATACTCGTATTGAAGTATAGTGAACTTACACGTAAAGCTCACAAAGAAGATAAGTTTCACGATGAGATAGATTTTATAACTCAGAATGATAAACGCAATAAGTTCATTTCAAACTTAACACTTTCTTTAGAAGGAAACACCCTTGTCCTGTTTAGCTTTGTTGAAAAACATGGTAAGGTACTATATGATTTAGTGAACAGTAAAGTTGCTAAAGGTCGTCAAGTATTTTTTGTATTTGGAGGAACAGATGCCGATACCAGAGAAAGTATTCGTGCCATCACGGAAAAGGAATCGAACGCTATTATCATCGCTTCTTACGGAACATTCAGTACTGGGATTAACATACGCAATCTACATAATATCGTGTTTGCTAGCCCAAGTAAGTCTCGGATTCGCAATCTACAGTCTATTGGGCGCGGGTTAAGAAAAAGTGATAATAAAACTTCTTGTACTTTGTATGATATTGCAGATGATATGCAGTACAAGAAGAGTGTAAATCATACGTTAAGACATTTATACGAACGTGTTAAGATTTACAACGAAGAGCAGTTTGATTACAAGATGTACAAAATTAAACTAGAGAAATAACTATGGCTAAGAAAGCAAGAACAAACTATATCAATAATCCTGACTTTCTTCAAGCGATGATAGAGTATCGTGAGAAGGTTGCTAAGGCTAAAGAATCTGGTAAGCCCAAACCTCAAGTACCTCCTTATATTGGAGAATGTTTTATGAAGATAGCTAATAGATTATCTCATAAACCAAACTTCATCAATTATTCTTTTCGAGATGAAATGATCTGTGATGGTATTGAAAATTGCATGCAATATATCGATAACTTCAATCCTGAAAAGTCAAAGAACCCGTTTGCATATTTTACTCAAATTATTTACTTTGCATTTCTTCGTCGTATTGATAAAGAGAAGAAACAGTTATACATTAAATTTAAAATGTCAGAAAGATTGAATGTAGATGAGGCAACTAGTGATCGGCAGGATCACGATAATGATGCTGACTTTAATGACGCTATAAAGAACGATCCGGATAGTCAAGAATACATTGATAACTTTATCAAATCTTTTGAAGAGAGTCGTAAGAGTAAAAATAAGAAGGCAAAGAATGAAGCAAAAATTTAAGCTGGCTTACATGGATGTAGCTGAAAGATTTGGAGAGCTTAGTCATTCACAAAAACTTAAAGTTGGATGTATAATTGTAAAGGACAACCGTATCATAAGTATTGGCTACAATGGTATGCCGTCTGGTTGGGACAATGTATGTGAGCACGCCGAGATTGTTGAAGGTACATACGAGCCAGAAAAATTTTATAGATCCAAACCAGAAGTCCTACATGCAGAAAGTAATGCTATTGCTAAGGTTGCCAAAAGCAATGAAAGCTGTGATAATGCGTCTTTGTTTTGTACACATGAACCCTGTCTAGAGTGTGCAAAGCTGATTCTTCAAAGTGGTATATCCTCTGTATACTTTAAGAACTCCTATGACTCCTTGAACTACGGAAGTGGTTTGGAGTTTCTCAAACAGTCAAATATTTACATTGAGCAAATAGATGAAGATAGCACTTATCACTGATACACATTTCGGTGCTCGTAATGATAGTCAGGCTTTTGCCAAACACTTTTATCAATTTTACAGTAAAGTGTTCTTTCCTTACTTAGATGAACACAATATCAAGACAGTTGTACATCTTGGAGATATAGTAGACAGACGTAAGTATATCAATTATACGTCTGCTCGATTATTACGTGAGGCGCTGATAAAACCCCTTAACAAACGTAATATCGAATCACACTTTTTGATTGGTAATCACGATACGTACTTTAAGAATACTAACGAGATCAACTCACTCAACGAGCTGTACTCAAATAACAGCTATCCTAACATCCACATCTATGCAAATGAACCTGAAGTTGTAGACTTCGATGGATGTGAGATTCTTCTTACACCATGGATATGTAGTGGTAACTATGACAAATCTATGGAAATAATTAGTAACACTTCAGCTCAAATTTTATTTGGACATTTAGAGTTGAAGGGATTTGAAATGTACAAAGGAGCTATTAATAATCATGGATTTGATTCCACTGTTTTTAGTAATTTTGATATCGTGTGTAGTGGCCATTTTCACCACAAGTCTACTGTGGGTAATATTAACTACCTTGGAGCCCCTTATCAGATTACTTGGTCTGATTATGCTGACCCTCGTGGTTGGCATATTTTTGATACAGATAATCGTACCTTGGAGTTTATCCCTAATCCACTAGAAATGTTTGCTAAGATTCATTATGACGACAGCAACACGACAATGGAGCTAGTTGTAAACCAAGACTTCAATCAGTACAAAGACAAGTATGTTAAAGTAATTATTCGCGAAAAGACTAACCCATACTGGTTTGATATGTTTATCGACAAGTTGGAAAAAGCTGGTCCTCATAATGTACAAGTAGTGGAGGATCATCTACATCTCGATCTTGAATCGGATGATGAGATAGTCAATGAAGCGGAAGACACTATGACTATTCTAACAAAGTATATCGATGCTTTAGACATCAGTACTGACAAACAACTGGTTGAACAAACTATCAAAGACCTGTATAATGAAGCGCTCTCTGTAGCGTAACTTATTATGATACTATTCAAATATATTCGGTGGAAGAATATTCTGTCTACTGGTAACAACTGGACAGAGATCAAACTAAACAAGTCTAAATCGACGCTTATAGTTGGAGAGAATGGATCTGGTAAGTCTACCATTCTTGATGCTTTGTCGTGGTCTTTATATGGCAAAGCATTTCGTAAAGTAAATAAAGTTCAGATGATAAACTCTATCAACGGTAAGGGTGCAGAAGTACAAGTAGAGTTTACTATTGGTAAGGACAACTACCAGGTGAACCGTACTATTAAAAAGTATGGCTCATCAATGTTTGAGATACTGAAGAATGATAAACTAGTAGATCAAGCTGCTAACTCTCGTGACTACCAGGAGCACCTGGAACGTCAGATACTCAAGATGAATCACAGATCGTTCTGTCAGATCGTAGTGCTTGGTAGTGCTACGTTTATGCCGTTTATGCAACTGTCAGCTCAGCATCGAAGAGAGGTGATTGAGGATCTGTTAGACATTGAAATCTTTACTACGATGAACACTCTCCTCAAAGAGAAGGTGTCTACTAACAAAGATAATTTACAGCAGGTTGCATATGATACTGACATCTTAAACGAAAAGATTGATCTACAGAGTCAATATTTAAAAACCGTCAAGGATGATAATGATAAACGTATCCAACAGCATCACGACAAGATAGAAAAGTCTCGTAGTGAGATACAAGAGCATCAACAGCAGATCGAGCAACTTAATATACAGGTAGTTGAATTAAACGATAGCATTGCTGA